TGCAATTAAAACCCGTGTAAGCGATTATAGTTATCAGATACGTAATAATAAGGTAAGAATTCACCCTGTCCCAAGTACAAGTAGCCCAACAGAGTTCTGGTTTGAATTCGTTATACCTGGAAATACTTGGGAAGAAGAAACAGCAACAGGTGCAGGTGTTTCTGATAACAGAACCGGTGGTATAAATAACTTAAACAGTTTACCATTCCAAAATATTCCATATGATAAAATTAATAGTATGGGAAAACAATGGATTCGTAGATATGCATTAGCACTCTGCAAAGAAATGCTTGGCCATGTTCGCAGCAAGTTTGCCACAATCCCAATCCCAGGCGAAAACGTAACATTAAATGGCGCAGCACTTGTAAGCGAAGCAAAAACTGAGCAAAAAGAGCTAAAAGAAGAGCTATTAAAAGTTCTAGACGAAACAACCTATGACAAGCTAGCAGAGAAAGATGCTACAATTGCTGATAGTGCATTTAAGGTCAATACAACTGTTCCAAATCTTATCTTTGTAGGTTAAAATAGATGGCTAAAAAGAAAACAAATTGGGAACAAGCAACAAATAGTCCTCCACCACTTTTTACTGGTCAGAAAGAAAAAGACCTAGTAAAACAGATAAATGATGAGTTAATAGAACGAGTCATTGGTCAAGCTATTATCTATTATCCTATTAGTATCGAGCATACACAATTTCATCCACTATATGGTGAATCGATGAAGAAATCCTTTCTTCCACCGGTACATGTAAATGCTCTTATAGATTGGGAAGGGTTCAAGACAACAACTAATAATTATGGCATTGATCGTCGTCCATCCATAACAGTTCATTTCCATAAGCGCAGATTAGTCGAAGACCAAGATTTATATGTACGCGAGGGTGATTTTGTCTATTATGATAGCGTTTTCTTTGAAATTGTAAGCCTAGCAGAGCCAAAACGATTATTTGGGGATGCCGGTAGCAAGATGGAAATAGCGGCAAAATGCATCAAGGCTAGAAATAATATTTTTGATGCCAAATAAAAAAGCATTTGCCTTTTTTTACATCTATTTATTGTAAGTTTTTTAATAAGATTAGCAAGAAAACCCCATTTAGGAGATTAGTTAATGGCAATCGAAAAATTTAAATTTGTTTCGCCTGGTGTTCAATTTAATGAAGTTGATCAATCAGTTATCGCACCAGCATCAACTGCCATTGGGCCAGTTGTTATCGGTCGCACCGCAAAAGGCCCAGCAATGCAGCCTGTTCTTGTTTCAAGCGTAGCTGAACTTGAACGTGTATTCGGTGGAGTTGCAAACGGCAAGCCAGGTGCAGTAGATGTCTGGCGTACCGGTATTCCAACCGCACCAACACTAGGAACATATGCAGCACGTGCATTCCTACGTAACAGTGGACCAGTAACAGTTATTCGTCTTGGTGGAACAAGTGACAATCATTCTACAACCCCAGGCTATAACTTTGATAAAGTTTATGGATTATTTTCTGCAGGAGCAGTAGAAAATAGAGTTGATACAGGTTCGCCACTAACTCTAAGTACAGTAAACGGTAGTACAATTCTTACAGGTTCAATTAATGAATTACAGGCAACGGTTAACAGCTTAACTTCATCTAATGGAAGCGATATCCTTTCTGGTAATGTTGCGCCTGTGTTACTAACACAAGACCAAGAAATAAGATTTGTTGCTGGCACATTTACAGCACCAGTAACCGTTGTAGGATCAAGTTCTGCTGGTGGCACCTTCTATGTTACGGCAAGCGCAATTGCAATTGCAGAAAAATCAGGCTCTGCAGCATTCTGGGGTGCCACCGGAGAAGATACCTCTGCTCTTGCTGTTGGACAAGAAATAAGATTGGCTGGCGGCTTTGCAGGCTTTACAGACGCAGCAAACAGAACTATTACTGGCTTCAATGAAGATGGCGATCTTTTCTATGTTACAGCTAGTGCCGCAGCAGGCGCAGCTGGTTCAGATAAAACAGCAACATTCTATGGAAGCGGAGCAGATGCTACATTACTAGGTCTTGTATACACAAACGATGCAACTATTAAAATCAGTAGCTCAGTCGGTTATACTGAAAATGGAGCAGCAGCAGTAACAAGCACTGGCGTAGTATTACAAGTTAGCAGCGGATCAATCACAAAAGATTATCCTGTTTCATTTGATTCAAGTAAGTCAAACTTTATTCGTAAAGTATTATCAACAAATCCAACTAAGATTGATAGTAATGCAACAACAGTCGACCAACTATATTTCCTTGGCGAAACTTACGAAGAAACAGTTGCTGATCCAACAAGTGTTTATTTAACAGATTTAGGCTCAACACTTGGTCAATTTGATGAAGTCCCATCAAATGCAGAAACTCCTTGGATTGTTTCTGACCATGTTCAATTAGGCTCACCAGTTGAACTATTTAAATTTGTTGGACTAAACAATGGAACTCCTCTATCAAGAGAAGTTAAAATTTCAATTGAAAATGTTCGCGCTTCACGCAACACAACAGTAACAAAATATGGTACATTCGACGTTGTTGTTCGTCCATTAGTTGAAACAGCAGCAAGCGTACCACTAGAGCGTTTTAACGGTGTGACACTCGACCCAAAGAGCGATAATTATATTGTTAAGGCAATTGGTGATTCATGGCGTGCATATGAGGCAGAAACTGGCAAATATGTTGTTTATGGAACAACAGACAATCGTTCTGCATACATGCGCGTTGTTATGACAGAAGGCGATCTTGCAGCAGAATTATTACCACACGGATATTTAAATAAAGTACACGGATGGGCAGAAACAAGTCTCGGAGATAATTCAGTAACATATGCGCTTTCCTTACCTTCCGCTCAACTATATAAAGAAAGTATTTCACAATCATCTGCAAGGTCAAAACGTTTTGGTTTACTTGTAACAGACGATATTGTCGATATTCTTCGCCACAAACCAGAAGTAGTTAGAGATTCAGAAGATACAGAACTTTTCTCAACACGTTATATCAATGTTGCATCTGGTAATAAGTATCAATATACCACTGTTTATAATAATACAAACTTATTAACAAGCGGTGCTGTTCTTGGATTTGATGTTCCATTCTGCGGAGGCTTTGATGGCCTTGACATCACCGAAGAAGAACCACTTATTAACTATAGAATTCTTGATGGCAAGAATGAATACGATAGCTACGCATATCGTTCTATTAAGCAAGCAATCGACCTTGCAGCAGACCCAGAAACGCTTGACATGAGCATTATTTGCGTACCAGGTCTACAAGAAGAAACGCTTACAAGCTATATGGTTGATGTTTGTAAGAATCGCGGTGACAGCATGGCGCTTATCGATCTTATAGGAGATTATAAGTATGCTTACGAATCAGGTGATAATAAAGAATTCCGTCCAACAAAACCAGGCGAAGCAGGTGGCGTTGTTTCAGAGCTTATTAATCGTCAGATCGATAGCAGTTACGGTGCGGCATACTTCCCAGCAGTATTCGTACAAAGTGAAGGAATCTTCCTACCAGCATCAATCGCTGCTCTAGGCGCTTATGGTGGTACAGAAGGTCGTTCAGCACTATGGTTCGCCCCAGCAGGATTTAATCGCGGTGGCTTAACCGAAGGCTCATCTGGTATCGGTGTTTCACGTACAGCTTATAGCCTCAATGCAAGCGAACGCGATGATCTATACGCAGCAAATATTAACCCAATTGCTACATTCCCAGGCGAAGGCGTTGTAATCTTTGGTCAAAAGACTCTACAGGTTACACCATCAGCTCTTGATCGCGTAAATGTTCGCCGCCTAGCAAACTTCATCAAGAAGCAAGTTAGCCGTGTTGCAACCCGTGTACTCTTCGAGCCAAACGTTGAACAAACTTGGAATAATTTCAAATCAATCGTTGATCCATTCCTACTTGCAATTAAGAATGCTTATGGTCTTGATGACGCAAGAGTTGTTCTCGACAGTACAACAACAACCGCAGACCTAATTGACCGCAATATCATGTACTGCAAAATCTATATCAAACCAACCAGAGCCATCGAATATATCGCTATTGACTTCATCGTCACAAACTCTGGCGCAGCATTTAGCGAATAATTAAAAGAATAGGAGAATAATAATATGGCATTCTGGAATCAAGCAAGTAGCGATCCAAAACGTGCATTTAGATTTAAGGTAACCTTTGGATTACTAGACGATGCAGCAACGTATCTTGCACAAACAGCAAAGCGTCCAACTTTTACAATTTCTGACGGTACAAAAGTAGATTTTCTTGATAAAGCGTTTCACTTCCCAGGAAAAGTTACATGGGAGCCTGTAACAATTAAATTTGTTGATAGCGAAAGCGAAGGGGTTTCAAAAGCTTCTTATAGTTATTTAACGAACGCTGGCTGGATTAGTCCAGGAAACGCAGCCTTCACCCCAGGAAATATTCAAAATAATTCTGCTACAAAAACAATTGGAAAAGGCTCTGCAAGTACACAAACAAAAGCTATAACAATAGAAGTACTTAATGCAGCTGGTGTAAGTGTTGATATTTGGAAATTAAATAATCCATTTATTACAAAGGCAACCTTTAACGATCTATCCTATGCATCAGAAGAAATCCTAACGGTTGAATATACAATCCGTTATGACTGGGCTGATCTCAACAAGTAATAATATCTAGCTATTTTTAATTCCTCACCTATTTACTATATAAATAATAGGTGAGGAAACTAACATGGCATTCTGGAATGACCCAACGAATCTGATACCCAAACAGAAACATCGTTGGGTTATTTCTTTTGGCGATAGAGAAAAAAATGCATCATTTACTGGTAAAGCAGAAAGTCTTGATGACAACACGATGCATTTTTTTCTTGCAAAAAGCGTTGATCGTCCAAACTATAGTATAAAAACAGTTAGTGCAAAATATCTATATTCCCATACATTTAAGTTCCCAACGCGACCTGTCTGGAATCCAATAACTATTACATTCTATGATGCGCAAGTAGCAGATGATGTACGCACCTATCTTAATAATCCAAAAATTAATGGTGCAGGAACTGATATAGAAAATGTAAATCAAAATATATTTGATACAAGCAAAGCATTGTTTAAACAATCTACGCAATTTTTCTTTTATGATTTCCTACGTAAATCAGGCTACTATGACCCAGAAGAATACGAAAGAGACGATCAGCTTTTAAGATTTAGAAGTTATAATTTTAAAAGAAATATGATAGAATCATTGGTTGGTAGTAATGGTAGCAATTTAGATTTTACAAATGGAACGGAAAATAATACTTTAAATTATAAAACATTAAATATAACAGAATATGCACCAGACGGTACACCGCAGGAAATGTGGAGAATAGCAAATCCATTGATAACCGATGTTAAATTTGATAAACTAGATTATAGCGCAGATGATATTCCTCTTATTACTGTTACTGTTGAATATGATTGGGCTTCGCTTGAGCCACAAACAAAAACAGTTGAAAATGTAGATACATATATTGCAGATCAAGCTAAAAAAAGACAACAATTATATAAAGATGCAACTAAACAAATAGATTTATTACTTGAAGAAAAGCTTGGCGAAGGATTCACCAAACAGCAGGCAGAACAAGCAAGAGCTTTAATTGAAGAAGAACTCCAACAAAAACTTGCCTTTTTAGATAAGAAATCAATAACAGAACTACAATCTGCAGTTTCGGATTCTATCAAAAAATCACCTGATATAAAAAATACAATAGGAGATTATCAACAAGCTTCCAAATCCTCAGTAGGAACTCTAGAAGAAAGAGCATTATCTACATTAGAAAAGCAAGCAACCACATATAGTACAAAAATAGGTAATGCTCAAAAATTGTTAAACGATTATAATACAAGTCTATCTAAGTTAAGCGATAAGGCATTAGCTGATTATTCTGTAAAAACTGGTATATCGGTTGAGGTACTAAAAGCAAGAACTTCTGATGAAAGAACAGAGTTAGAATCTCTTAAGGCGAGAGCAGAATCTTCTGTTAGATACGATACGCTTACAGACGGCTTTAAGAACGTTGCCCTCAATGCTACTACAAAAGCTTCTGCTGGTAAGACAACCGCCTATGATATCGCAATTGGCTACAGGGAAGCATCCAAGGAAATATCAGCAACTTTGGCAGATCCATCTTATAATTTATCAAATCAAGATAGAGAAATTTTAAAAGCAGAAGCGTTAAGATATGATAAATTAGCTGGGGATACAGTAGA